CTTTCTCCGTCGCTGTCAAGCGTAGTGTTAGCGTTCCAGGTAGCACGCCATGTCCAGTTACGTGACAGAGCCACCTCTGTATATGCCTCGTTTATCCAACGATTTAAAAGAGTGTTGCTGACAATGTCGGTGCTATAAACACCTGTTAAATCACGAACATAATCTCTTAGTGTAGCTAATGTGTAGCTCATGAAACCTCCGGAGTACTCATAATGAGCCGACATTGGGGAATAAAAGGAAGAACCCCCGGTTGTCACGAACCGAGGGCCTTCCTGTTTTCAGGCGATATGCCTGGTTTATTTGTTTGTCAGGCTAGATGCCTGTCCCGTTATCAGGAACGGATTAGGAGACCGTTTGCACGACGCTCAGACACACCGAAAAGGATGGTCGAAGCGATGGGCACTACGGTGTCGAGTGTGCCTTCAAGCGGCTGAGCCGGGTATGACTTCATGAACTCACCAGCACAGTACGCGAAGCGTAGTGTTGAACGGTTCAGGAAGTACATGCGGTCATCCTGGCAATCTGGGTCTAGACGAACTGTGAGGTCACCAAACTTGATTTCCGTGAAACGGGTGTTAGCGGTGCCCTGTGGGTTTGTGTATTGACCCTTGGTCTGTAGGAAGGCCTCAAGCTCCTCGAAGCAGTCGAAACCGGCGATAACGTCGGTTGGACGCTTGCGTGAAGCGCGATAGACTTCGTTAGCAACTTTACGCATTGCAGCAACGATGTCCATGTCACCTGTTGGGATGTCCAAACGGGTGGCCTGCCAGTAGTCCTTGTCAGCGTCGTTCGGGTTGATTCCGCCGATGCCACCCCAGACTGAAGCGCCAAGCGTCGCGTCGTAAGCGGCGTTGGAGACGATCATGTCAAGCGAGAAGACTGCGCCAGCAGACCAATCGGAACCGATCTTGTGCAGCTCGGAAACGATGAAGTCTTGGTGGTCAGCCTGTGCGCCCTTGACGTACTCCTCGACCAACGAGACGATTTGCTCGGGGCCAGAGTTCTGAAGGATGTCACGGTGACGGAGACGGAACGGTGTCACGATCTCGTTTGCCCAGTTATAGACGGCGGAACCCATGATGTCTGTCGAAACAGCTGTTGAGTGGGAACCGGATGCGTCGGTGTAACCGGTAGCTCCGAGTGTAGCCGCACGAAGCGGGATGACAACGCCACGGCCCGTAATGGACTTGGCTAGACCCTTGAAGAGTTCAAGGGCGGGGTGCTCCTGGAGAACGTTATCTACTAACTGCTTCTCGTAACGCTGGAGTGTGGTTGTAAAGGTTTGCACGAAAAATGCATCACCGAGTGCGCTCATGATATGTACCTCCCAGTACTAGGTTTATGCGCGGATTTGTGGTCCGAACTATTCTAGATTACGAGAGGAATCGGTCACCCAAGTTTTCCCTGGGTGTCCTTCATCGCTGCCCGAATAATCGAGTTTAGATCAGAGTTGTCTTCTACAGGACTGGAACCTTCGGCTCCGGACCCGGACCTCGCGACAACCGACGCGGCCTTTTTTTGCTTTACCTTCTGAGCAGTTTTAGCTGCCGCTGCCTTTTTCTTCTGAGTCTCCTCATACTTGAAGGCTTTATAGGCAGCCTTTAGGTTTGTCAGTTCGTTTTCTGCGGCGTACTTAGCTAGTTCCTGACGGAAAGCGTTACGTTGTTTCGTGTTGAAGTTTAGTCCCTCGGACTCTAGGATGTCGTCTATCTGAGCTTCATACTCAGACATTGCTTTCTGAACCTCTAGTTCATACTGCGCCTCTGAAAGCTGTTGCTCTCTAGACGAAGCCTCTCTATGCTGGCTCACTTGCTGACGGGTAGAACGAGTTTCCATAGCCCATTGTCTCTGGATATCCGGTGTTACACCGAACATCTCCAGAAAATCTCTGTCGAGAAGGTTCTCTGAAGCGAGTTCCTTAATCAACATGGCTACAGCTAACGTAGGGTTCTCTGTGTTAGAGGTGAATTCTGCCAATACAGTTACAGGGTTCTCTTCCCATGCCTGCTCAAGTGATTTAACACCCTCATAAGCATCTACTAGAGTTTCCCGTACCTGCTGGAAATCTTCAACCTCACGCTTTAACGCCTGCTTATCACGTGTGTAATCAGATTGGCGCTGGTATCCGGCTTTAAGTTCTTTCAGAGAAACCTCTAGAACCTCACCATTTACCTTAACAGAGTGGGTCTCTACGTCACCCTCGTCTTCCTGCTCCTCGGTATCTTCCTCGTCTTCTATCTCCTCAGACTCGTCTTCTACCTCGGACTCATCATCGACGTCCGTGACTTCTTCACTGTCGAAATCTTCCTGTACTTCCTCTTCCATCTGGTTCTGGTTATCCATCTCTGGGTCCAGTTCAGTCATGGCGCCTGAAATAAGGTCTCGCAGTTCTTGTGACATATGTACTCCTTGTCGAGTGTCCTGACCAGATTATCCGCGCTGGGGTTCTGGGAACAGACTTGTTCGTAGGGGGCTGGATTGCACTCCCTATACTAAGCAGTAAGTGGGGAGAAAAATTCCCCACTTAAATATACTTTATATTCTTATAGGGTAGTCTCATTTTTTGTAAGCCACTTATACGCGTTACAAACCTGTAAAACCTTTACAGTATCAGGACAAACTTTAAAAACAAGTTGCCGTGAAAAACATGAAATGAACTATCTTTCATCTTCCACTATTGGGGTATGCACCTAAGTAGTGGCGCTGGCAGGGCTGGCGCATCCTGGCCACGAGCCGGTATTTCTAATCGAAAATGCCCATGCTGCTAACTGAGCAAGAGGAGGGTCAGTCGAGGAGTTCGAGGTCGATGCGTCCGCTGCGGGGGTTGATCGCCGAGATGATGGCCGTAGCGGGATCCACAGTGTCCCCAACGACGGTCACGTGCTGGCCAACGCGAAGGTCGGCAAGCTCTTCTGGCCAGACGAGGGCCCAAACCCTCTGGGAGTGTCCAAAACGGGAGTAGTCGACGAAGAGCTCTCTCCGGCTTGTGGTGTTCGTGGTGCTCATTGGTCTTCACCTCCTATTGGCAACGTATTAATACAGTGTTCCGCCTGCTTCTGCACCAGGAATAGGTGCTCCGCCCATGTCTGACAGCTGCTGCATCATCTCTGAACCGGGAACCATACCGGGCTGCTCGGCAGGCATACCGGGCATCATGCCCTGTTCAGGCATCATCGGGGCTGGTGGTGGTGGAGCTTTAATGAGAACATGGTCAGGGTTGAAACCCATGTACTGTAAAGCGGAACGAAGAGCAGGCTCCGGGTCGTAACCCATCTGTGCTATCATCGGTACAATCTGTGTGATCATCTGCTGACCCTGGTTGTATCTTGTAGCAGGGTTGATAGCCTGTGTAGAGCCACCTTCAACATCAATGAAGAACTCACCCTCAATGTCATCCTCTGAAACCTGTAGCCATGTTGGGGCGTTAGGACCGGCGATACGGACAGCACGGGCGGCATCTAGGAACTGCTGGCATAGGGCAAGCATACGGATAGCTATCTCACGTGATGCCTTCTCTACGTTAGCCATCTTGTCAGTAGCACGGGTAGTTGCGGCACCCTCAACAGCAGCGGCGGCAGTAGCTGGGGTACGGTTAGCAGCACTGATGTTACCTACCTGGAAGTCAGTCACACCCAAGATACGTTGCATGTAACCCTGTAGTTTGTCTTCCATCATGTAGTTGTCAGCAGGTGTAGCTTGACGTACTACAGGAACTAGAACCTCGTTAATACCAATGTTGGCCGGTAGGTCAAGAGGGATAACCTGGTCTGGTTTGTTGTCCTGTAAAGCTTTAGCTAGCTCTGGTGTCATAACTTTCTTGTTAATAAAGTACTTGTTACCGACACGCTTGAGGTCGTTTAGCTCAGCAACCATGATCTCGTTAATCATTAGCTGGATACCAGCAATGTTTTCCAAGTCACCGAATGACCAGCAGTTCATACCACCGTCAGAGTAGTTACGCATATGGACAAACGGCGGGTAGCGGTGTGCATGCGGGTTCTCACCGTGGTACAGGTACTTGTCGGCACCCATCTGGAACACACACATTGTGTGGTCACGCATATCGTAGAACTCAATTAAAGTAACATGTGTGAAACATTCCGGTAGTCCCTGGTCCTGCTGCTCGTACTGCACCAGTGTCTGGGAGTCAATGTAACCAGTGTCAGGTGTTAGGTCCTCTATAGCCTTTTTGTCAAACAGTTCATTGTTTTTAACTTCATCTAGAGGTAGTCTAACACGGTGAGCTACCCATCTAGCTGTGTTCATTCGACGTGCGTTAGCAGGTAGAAGTATGTCGTAAGGTGACACATACTCTACATATGGTTCATCTTCCTCTACTAGCTGCTGGTTTAACGATACAGAGTTAGCAATCTCTTCAATAGTGGTCTCGTCAAGTTCGATACCCATAACAGAGGCCTGCTCCTGAGCCATGTACAAAGCCTCACTAAGCTCGTTATCATAATCCTCTGGTGTTCTATTAACAGTAGTTTCACTGTATGACCAGCCGATCTTAGCGAAACCATTACCAAGAATGACCATGTCTTGTGTCATGTCACGCAATGTAGCTGTAGCATCGGCACGCTTCCAGAAATACTCCAAAACAGTCTTAGCTATCTGAGCATTACGTTCAATAACGCTAACGTCACCAGCTACAGGAGTAACAACAAACTTAGGGTCACGGGAAGAAACCGTGTTTATAATCATGGTAAGGTGCGGCAACACCATGTTAATCGTACGAAGGAACGAACCAGGAACCGGGAACGGAAGAATACGGTTCAAATCCAGCATCGTCAGTTCTCTCTGCGCACCGGTACGGTAAAGTGACTCTAGCATACGCCAGTGAGTGTGCAGAGGCTCCATGCGACGTGTAGCATCGCTAATAAGAGCCTGCTTATCCTTAAGGCTGTAACCTTCTTTATACTCTTTTTCCATTAGTTCCTCTTTACCACGACGTGCCGTTCATCGAAAAGGAGTTCCAGTAATCCCGTTCCTGTTCCTCCATCGCTAGGATAGCCTGTTCGCGGGCTTCTCTAATATTTTTGATGCTGAAACGGTTCGTGGGACGCCAGGTAGTATCCTCAGTAGTAGCCGGAATTGGGGAATCTTCACCTACTTCTTCTACTAAAACCCATAGTGAAATAGCTAGAGACATTACAAGGTCGTCATGGCATCCTACGTCAGCGGCATACCGGACGTTTCCGTTGGCAGTCTGCTGAGCTACGAACTGTCCAAGTTCTGTACGGAGCAACGGGTAAATATTGCCTATGTTCATCTCACCATCAGTCACAGTTAAGTATTTAGCTAGCCTATCGATCACCGAACGACGTCTATCTACCGTCATTGGGAACTCAAACATGCGGGTACGCTGACGGTTTTTACTACCTGAAGTCTGATGTAGGTACGGATTAGGGTAATCTAAATGCTTATGTAGTTCGTTAATAGGTAGCGAACCCTGGCTACCTTGGTTTTCTATAGCCATCAGAGCAGCCCACTGCCTACCAGCAAAGAACCTACCTAGGATATCTAGGTCTGCTGCCCATTCTGTAGGAGGAGTGTGGTTATCATGATAGTATGCTACAATCTCAGGTTTTCCATCCTCATCTAAATGCATAACATGAGCTGTAGAGTAGTCCTGTCCCGTACCAGAGGCGGGGTCACCACCGATAACATAGAAACCCGCAGGGTCCGGTTCTAAAGTAGCGAGACGAAGAGGTCCGTTCTCGTCATGTTCAAACACCATCTCGTCATCGTTACGCCAAACTAGACGACCACGGAACGGTAGGTCCTCAAAGTTATCCTCATGCAGTAAGCTTACGAAACGGGGACGTCCCGATTCACGGAAAGCCTCCTCGTCATCTGACGGGTACTCAGCCAGGAACCTCCACGGTTCATCTGAGAACTCTCTACGTTTCATATCGTATTTAGTGTTGCAGGGAACTCTAGTGTTTTTCTCTCCGCTGCACCATCCGCAGTCGGCGTTACACAACATGAAGGGAGAAACCATCCAAGGCTTAAAGAAGGACACGAACTGTGACTCTCCTCGTCGCGCCGACCTGTAAGTTTTAGCGAAACGATTATATCCACCTCTAGATGTAGAGATGATAAGCATGCTACCACCAGCGTCAGTAGTAGGTAACAGTGTTCTTAACACGTCCTCCTGTCGAGATGCAGGTTCAACTAGTCCCGCCTCGTCCCAAACCACCAGTGTTGCGGTTTCACCAGCGAACACACCTTCAGTAGCTGGAGCTGCTTTCATTCTAGACTCCATACCATCAGAGAAACGGAACACCATACCGTCAGTAGAGTCAGCTATAAGTTCCGGGGCACGTTCCTTCATCCACTGTGGAAGGAACTGATACGCCAAACGAGCCTGAGACAGGTTCTTATTAGAAGACTTCTGGTTACGGGACACAACCAGAACAACGGCTCCAGGACGGAAGAACGCCAACCACAATGAGTGGGCCATAGCAAGAGTAGTGTAACCCAGCTGACGGGCTTTCAGAGACACCACAAACCGGTTAGATTTAAAAAGTTTCAACAGTTCATGCTGATGATCGAACAACTCAAATTTAGTACGGCCACGTGTGTCCTCCTCAGACGGGATAAACACGTAGTTCTGCAAAAAATAAGTTTCATCAGTTGCACAGCGACGCCACTCCAACTCAACCCACATTCTCTGGGCACGAACAATATCACGATGCTTCATTGTTTCCAGTAATCCCTCGTATAGGAAGCCATATGCCACACAGCAACAGTGTCCTCACCCATCTTAACCATAGAGGCGCCACAGTAACAAACCTGGTCCTCGTTAGACGGGTCAAAATGCGGACCCATATCCGGATATCCGAACCAGTACGTCAGGTGTTCCTCCCGAAAAACTTTATCCCGTTCAGGAAACACGTGAAGAACCATCATCGGGAGCCTCCACACTCCATCCGGCAGACCGTAAAGCATCCGCAAAAAAATCCGGAGCAACAGCAACAGCAGTCTCCGCTAGCAAAGAAGGCAGGTCCATGTTAGAAAAGTCAGAAGAACGGGCAGCCTGCTCCTCGTCAATCCAGGTTTTCCCGTACAACTTCATCCAAAGCTCAGTAGCTTTCAAGTTACCACTCTTAGCATTTGTCAAAAGCTGAGACTTAACCAGACGGTAATCCCTCTCATCAGCAGGCTCATCAGATGCATCATCATCAAACTGCGTCACAGCACCAGCGCGAGAAGACATATTCTCCAACAACACACGCTGACGCTCCACAAAAGCAGGATCCTTCTTCCAACGCCTCAACTGACGCGAATCAGCATACCCTTTAGACTTAGCCCAATCTTCCTCAGTAGCATTAACACCACGTTCAGCCTCAGGCATAGCCAACCAAAGAATGAACTCATCCCACAAAGCATGTTGTTTAGCGGCCATAAATAAGTCCAGTCTCCGAAGTCTTCATCAAAAACCCGGAATCAGGATACCGGTCGCGCCTAATGCGCGAAACCCGTAACCGGATTACCGGAACGTTTTATAATAAGCAGTATCTGGGGAATAAAAATCCCCAAACTGTCCCAAATCGTTGGGTGTAAAAATCACAAAAAAATCTTAAAACGTGACAACGGACACAACCGGCTACAACCGGTCACCGATAAGTCCGGTGAAACAGGAAATGTCCGGTAGGAATGTCCGGAGATTACCGGATAACGGTAGTGACAAAAGTCACAATAGGGTGTCCCAAATCGTAGGGTGTCCCAGACCGTAGGCTACTGTAACGGAACAAGGAAAACCCGATGGCTCGACCAGCCAGAACCAGGCAGCGCAGGTATCCTGGAACCAGACGAGCCAGGGCCGGGCTAAAAATGGAGAAAAAATGCCGTTTATATAGGTAATATAACACTGGACCCGCCGCGGGGGGAAGCGGGGGGGGTTCGGGGATCTTCGGGTGGTCGGGTTCGGGTTCGGGGTATCGGGTGTGACGGGTGTCACAGTGTGACGGGCGTCACATGGTACAGGGCGGGGGGCACGGGGGCTACAGGTACCGGGGGCACCGGCAACCGGGGGGCGGGTTAAACCGTACCGGGGGCGTGGTGAC